GTTATGGAGTTCGCTCGCACCGATAATGACACGCACGTTGACGATGGGAGCGCCACCGCCGCTTGCTTGCTGCTGCGGTGTCAATACCGCTTCGCCACCATGAACGACAGCGAGCTGTGGAGCGCCCACAGGCCCAGGGACGATGCCGCCTTGGGCGAACTCAGGGACTACGAAGTCCTTGATGCCACCTAGGATGCTGCCGCCGACGCCCGTCACCTTGTCGACGGCGCCCGATACTTTATCGAGGGCGGCTGCGATCTTGTCGATGATGGGCGAGATAGCGTCCCACGCTCCCTGGACCGCGGACTTGATCCCCGTCCAGATCGTCGCCCAGACGTCGCGCAGGCCGAACAAGGCCGTGAGCAAAAGACCACCCGGCATCAACCACGAGAATTTCGAATCTACGAGGCCGCGGATGAACTCGACTTTGCCCTCAAAGAAGGTGCGAATGCCTTCCCAGATCGACTGCCAGTTATCGCGCAAACCGAAGATCGCTTTCACGAGAGCGCCGCCCGGCAGCAGCCATCCCCACTTGCTTTCGTAGGCACTCCGGATCGCATCTGAAATACGGTTCCATGTGCCACTTATCGCGCCCCAGATCGCATCCCAGTTGTCGTGGATAGCGATGATGGCCTTCGCGAGAACGCCTCCGGGGATGAGCCACGCCCATTTACTTCTGAACACGCTCTCCATGAACCCCGAAACGCGGTCCCATGTAGCTCCGACGACCTCAACGATCTTGTCCCAGTTTTTCCAGATGACAATGCCAGCGACGATGGCTGCGGTAATACCGAGAATCACGAGCCCAACGGGGTTAGCCGCGAGAAGCGTCAGCGCACCAGCGACGAGTTTGATGCCGCCGATCAGCGGCGGCAATGCGAGGCCAAGAGCGACAAGTCCTATGGCGAGCAGTCCGGCAAAGGTGATCACGACATTGACAGGCTGGGGCAGCGCCAGGAAAATCTTGCCAACGGTCCTGATGCCACTGACAACCTTCGATGCAATGGGTATCAATCGCTTGCCGAAACTCGCCGCCAAATTCTCGATCTCTGCTATGAGTATCCTCGTTTGGTTGGTTAGCGAGTCGCTCGTGCGACCAAAGTCGCCTTGTTGCAACGTCGTCTGTTCAAGAATCAACGCATACCGAGCGAGCACTTTGTCCTGCTCGGTCATTGCTTCGCCAGCTGCAATGAGGCCGAGGTCAACGGCCTTTGCCTCAACGGCGGCTTGGTTCAACAGTACGCCCACAGTTCTGAGTGGCTCGACTTCGCCGACGAGACCGGACCTCAATTTTTCGAGTGCTACGTCGATCGGTATGTCGTTGAATGACGCTAGGTCAGCGGCGAGCTTGAGGAGGTCAACACTCATTTCTGCCGATGCTGCCCCGGCCACGCCTGATGCTTGGAGAATAGTCCCCAACGCACCGGAGTATTCGTTGGCCGCGCGCTGGCTTATGCCGTAGTCTGTTGCGCTGGTCTCCGCGAAACGGCTCACGATCCCGACCGAATCACCGAACACGACATTCGCTTTGTTGACGGCCTCTTCGAGGGATGCCGCCGCCTTCACTCCCACGACCGCGCTACCGACCAGCGCGGCGCCGACAGCAAGCAACGTCCCACGTGCCCTACGTGCTCGGTCAGCGAGGTTGTCGATCCGGCCGCCGGCCTGCTGCATCGCTCGTGCGGTCTCGTCACGGGCTTGCACGATGATTTCTACGATGTTGCTTGCCATGCTTCCTCCGGCATCGGTCTCGACGCGTTCAACAGGCTTGCCTCCATGGCCGCGTTCGGATTCTCCGGTTCGTCCCCGCCACCGTGTCCGCCCTGCTCAACCTCGCCGACGATCTGCGTCGCCTCAAGGAACCTCTGAACGAACTCATCGGGCAGATCGAGCCACTCGTCCCACGACCACGGGCGGACTATCCCGCCACGGACGAGGTAGACGACATCGAGGACGGCGTCGTACCGCTCCCGATCGGCGTCAGGTCCGGCGGCGGGTCCCCCACTTGGTTCATAGCCAGGAAAGAGGAGTCGTCGCCGGAGTGCCCTTTTCCCTCATTCACCGCCTCGTCCGACTCAGGCTCGTCGAAGCCGTACAGCTCGCGCATCCTGGCAAGCACGCACTCGAAATCGGGCTCGTCCAGCTCGTCGATCGTCGCGTCCGTAATCGTGTTCTCGCCGTCAATCGACACGGTCTGTGCCAGGAGGAGCTCGTCCTGCTGCTCGGGCATCAGCTCTTTCCCGCTGGTCTGCGTATTCGCCTTGGCCAGCAGGGTGTCGACGTCGACGCCGGACTCGCCGAGCTCCGCCATCGTCGCGAACGCTGCGGTGCGGCCGACCCTGTCGAGCCTGCGTCTGGTCCGGTGCGTGAGCACAGGTCGGATGACCCACTTGCTCCCGCTCGGGACGGTGATCGGGACATTGCTTTCCGTGCCCATTTCGCCCTCCGTTGGGTGTGTATTTGGCAGACTATTGCCGCGGTCTGCCAGCGCGGTCGATGACGACAACGACGGATCCGGGATGAGTCGCTCCGACGAGGCTTACGCCCAGGTCGGAACTGACCCATCCTGCAGCACCGCCGGCACCGTGACCGTGAGCTCGCCGTTCTGCGCGCGGCTGAGCTGGTAGTCCGTCAGCCAGGCCTCGACCGCGAGCGTCTGGCCGCTGTGGGCGATGCTCGTGGTCCGCGCCACTGACGTCGACGGGACTGTCTTGAAGCAGTCGTGGCTCGACGGCGCGGCCGCGTCGTTGAAGAACGCGTTGAACGTCGCCGAGTAGTCCGCCAGGAGCAGGAGACGCTCGATCGCTGTCTTGTCGACGCCGGTCACATCCTGCTGCGGTCGCGGAGTCGCCCAGTCGCAGGACCCGATATCGTTCGAGATGTTCCGCGCGGTGCCGCCGCTGTCGTCGATGCTGATGGTGAGTGCGGCCGATTCTTTCGCCATGTCCTACCTCCCTACTTGCTCGTGTAGCTGCCCGTGCTCTTCGCGACGAAGAGCCTTTTCGTGTCCTCGTTGAACTCGTCGATGAACCGATCGTCTTCTTGAAGAACGAGCCCACCGTCTTTCAGCCCCTTCGCGAAGATGGCCGGCTCACCGGACTGGACCCGATGCTGCCGCCCGAAGCAGCGTTGCCCTGCGTGGAACTGGAATTCGACAAGCCCCTCGCCCCGCACGACCTCGACGTATCTCCGATCGTCGTGCCGGATGTACTGGGCCTGCGGGCTGTCGGTGGGCACGATGGTCCGCCACCCGAACGTCCAGTCCTTGCACGCGACTTCCTCGCAGGTCGCGTCCCGGAAGTGAATCTCTGGGATCTGGACCGCATGGCGTTTCGTGTAGCGCCGCGGGTCGAGGAGCGCGACCATGCCAGCTGCGGGCTTCGCTCGCCGCGCGAACGACTGAAGATAGCGTCCGATGTAGAGCGTCCTGTCCATTACGAGTAGGCCTCGTCGTCCGTGCTCTCGCCGCGGCGGTAGCCAAAGGCGATATCCAGGTTCGTGAATGTGCCGGTCGTGGTGAGGCGCAGATAGCGGTCGACGGTCCCCGAGACCGTCTTGCGCTCGGACGCCGGCTCCGACCCGCTGGCCACGGCCGTGAACGAGATCAGGGTTGCCCAGGTCGAATCGTTGGGTGAGTCCTCGAGCACTACGGTCGGAGTTCCGCTGTCAATGTCGATGATCTCCAGGACGGCGGCGAGTCCGCTCGCCGAGCTGGCAGCGTCGTCCTTCGACGATGCACTGCTCGCGCTTGAGAACGTGTCCACCAGGGCCGTCAGCATCTCGCCCCATTCGAGCGCGACGCCGTCTCCGTGCACCTGGGTCTGTAGCTCGAGGCTCCCGTCCTGGTTCCGGCTGCCGTCGTAGTTCGCCTGCTTGCCGCGGATCATGGCGCAGACATCGCCGATTGCGTTCCCGAGTGCCACCAGCGCCACCACGTTGCCGGTCGGCAACACCGACAGGGCGTTGTGACCGAGCTCGGTCCCGTCGTCGAACCAACTCTGGAAATCCACGAAGGCGTCGGACTGCGTCATGAGCCGTTCCATCGCCGTCTTGTCGATGTTCGGGACCTCCATCGTCTTGCGCGGGCTCCCGATCTGGTTTAGGGCGCCGACGTCAGTGCTGATGTTGTGCCCATCGACGTACATGCCCATCTGCTGAGCAGACTTCTTAGTCACCGCTCGCCTCCGCGCTCTGCAGCACGAGGATGCCCTTCTCGATCAGCCAGCCGATCGACTCCTGATCGAGCTCGGCCTCGCGGACCAAGGCACCCTCGAAGTAGTCCCGCCCAGCACTCTGAAAGATACGGACACCCTCGGCGATATGCCGTGGGTTCTTCACGATGTAGACCTTCGCGCTCCGTTTCGTCGTCATCGGGTCTCCTAGCTCAGCGTCGCGCTGCCGTCGACCAAGAACGGAAGCGTGATGTCCGCCACCCGGTACATGGTGCTGCTCACCTGGACTTCCCCCCACCGCGTGCTCAGGCTCGTTCCGCCGATGCCGCCGGGGTCAAGCGACATGATCTCGGAGCCCAGCGTCTGGTCCGCCAGGATGTCGGCCAGGACCTCCTGAACAGCCTGCGCAAGCTCGGTCTCGGTCTCCATGGTCGGGTCGCCGAACATCGTCTTGTGCAGCCGCAGCAGAAGCACGTGCGACTCGCGTAGCTGCCCGCCCGCGGTCAGCTGATAGACATCCGCGCTCGTCATCCAGACCGCCGCGAACGGACGGTCCCCGGAGTCGACCGGCTGCGTCGGCTCGCCGATCAGGCACTCCGTCACGTGGCCGGAGCCTTTCACGTGAGACTGAACGGCTTGGAGGCTCGCTAGAACGTCGAACGCCATCGCCTACCGCCCCTCCAGCTCGCGCTCGGCGCGGTCCATGTGTCGCCCCATGACGCCCTTCTTCTTCTCGTCGAGCCAGTCCGCCGTCCGTCGAAAGCTCGCGTAGCCCTTGAAGCGCGTGCCACGGCCGCCCGACTCCAGCCATGGCCCGTAGACGACACCGCCGTCGGAGATCATGGCGTTGAGGCCGGAGACGCGGCTGTTGAGGTTCCGCCGGTAGTTGCCGGTGCTGGCCTTCCCGGGCTTGGCATCCGACACGCGCAGAAACACACCGCGCGGCCGCGGGCTCAGCGTGGTCGCGAGCCGCTCCTCGCCGAGCTCCACCAGCTCGCGCACGGCGTGGCCGGTGTGGCGGCGAATGATCTCGCCGGGACGGCCCGTGAGCAACGGACCCCGCTCGGTGATGAGGATGCCGACGCTCATACGGCGAGCCCTTCGAGAAATGCCTTATCGCGAGCGGCGATCGGTTCGTCCCACATCCACGAGACGAACGCCTCGGCAAACGCCTCATGACGGTTCGTCCGGCTATAGACGGATGTGACCTCAGCCGACCAGTCGAACCGGAGCCGCCAGTCGAGTACGTGCCCGAACTCGTGAATGACGACGACTGGGAACGGCCACGGGTACTCTGCTGGCAAGACAATCCTTGGGGCTGCAAACGCTGCCCCAAGGTGCCGCAGGTGGACCGGGTACAGCGCGTGAGGGGTATGCCGGTAACTTCGACCGTCAACCGTGGTCTCGTGCGGATGGAGTCCAGCAAACACCGGGTCGGCGCCGATGAACAGGTCGAAAGGCCCAACCAGTCTGACGATTCGGTCTGGAATCGCTCCCAATCCGACACGAATCGCTTCATTCCATTGGTTTGAGCAGGTGCGCTTCATACGGCCGCGAACCTCCCGCGTTGCAGGTGGCCCGTGACCTTCTTCCACAGCGCCTCGAGCTGCCGCCCGCTGAGCTCCTGCGAGGCTTCGGGCCCGCCGATGCTCCGGCCCCAGCCGGCCTTCTCCTGGTGGATGTTGGCCAGCGCCAGCGCCATGCACAGGTTCGTCACGTCCGGCTCCGGCACGTACCGGCTGACCGCCGTGCTGTTGGCGTGGGTCGCGCCCGTCGTGCCGTTCTGGGCACGGACGATGGTGTAGGTGCGGTAGACGTTTATCGCTGCGTTGGTGCTGTGGGCGGCGAGCACCGACCCCTCTACGGCGCGCACGACCGTCAGGTCGTTCGTGGCGATGGACTCGATGCGCATGCGCTCGGAGTCGATCAGGATGATCTCGCCTTCGGCGAGGCCATGGCTCGCGTCCACGGTGACAGTGACGTCGGAGGTGTCCTTCGTGAGCGTGTCGTTGAGCTGGATCGAGCCGAGGGCAGCGCTCTTCACGTCCGAGACGAAGATGGCCTCGCTCTCGATCAGCAGCGTGTCGCCGACGTCGATCAGGCTGCCGTCGTCGCCCACCATCTCCGTTGCCGTAGCGTCCGACGCGAGCCCAGAGCTGACGGTGCCGGCGGCTTTGGTCTCCTCGCTGTAACCCCACCGACCGGCGACGGAGATGGACCGCTGCGGGGTGTCCCCACCCTCGAAGGCTGAGGTCGACGACAGGTCAATCTCGATCCGGTCGTAGGGCGGCCCGTAGTTGTTGGGCTCGAGGAAGTAGTCGTTCGCCGAGATCGTCGTCGGGCTGCTGTCCTGGGCCTTCGTCTGCAAGGTGGTGACCGCGATCAGGTCCTCGCGCACGTAGACCACGAGGGAATCACCTTCCCGCTGAGGCCAGCGGAACAGCTTAGTCGCAGTAATCGGGATGTAGTTGCGCCGGGTGATGCGCTCGATCTCGGTGCTGGCGGCGGCGATCGCACGGTCGATCTGCGTGTGGCGCAGGTTCCCGGTGGCGATCTGGGCCGCGTCCATGACGGCGCGACGGCCCGCGTAGTATCTCGGCATGTCCGACCGCCTCCCGTGCTTTCCTGTTCAGCGATACGGAGCGCTCTCACGCTATCCGGTTGTCAGATCCGCGTGATGCTCTCCTAGGGATATCGGTAGTTGCCGACGATGCAAAAGAGGCTGCCGTCAGGTGCCGTCAGCAGGGGCTCGCCGTCGATCGGGCACGCCGTGGGCGGCTTGTTCTGCTCGGCAGCGGCGCGCTGGCGGTTCTCGTCGGTGATGCTCTTTAGCTGCTCCCAAGACATGGCGGGTTCCTACTTGAGGTTGAGGATGTCCTCAAGGACCTTGAACTTCGCTGCGGTCGTCGTTGCCTCGGCCCATTGCTCTTTCGGCGTCGGTGGCTGCGGTGTCGGTGAGGGCGCAGCGAACTTTTGGTTCTTGTACATGTAACCGGGTCCAGCAGAACCCGCAGTGTCCGCCACGAGCGAACACCCCTCGGGGGGTTGCCAATTGGCGCCGGCCTCGAGCTCGATCACGTTGGCCACCAGCTTGGTTGCATCATTGACGACCGCGTACCTGGCCATTTAGAAGCTCCACACCCTGCACTCACCACGACCCCCTGCGCCACCTGCGCCACCGACGTTCGTGCCACCACCACCACCTCCTCCGCCTCCACCCGGCGCGCCACCGGCTCCACCGGCACCACCCGTGGTGCTATCGCTTCCGCCGCCGCTTCCACCACCGTC